TGGTGGCGCCTTGGTTGGTCGTGATGCTGATTTGTGTATTATTGATGACCCTGTTTCTGAACAGGATGCGTTATCACCCACAGCACTTGATAATATTTACGAGTGGTACACTTCAGGCCCCCGACAGCGCCTCCAGCCGGGAGGCTCAATAATTATCGTTATGACGCGGTGGAGTATCCGCGACTTGACGGCGAAGGTTTTACAGAAGCAGGCCGAGGGTGGCGCCGACCAGTGGGAGGTCGTTGAGTTTCCTGCCATTTTCCCTGATAACGACAAGGTTCTATGGCCTGAATATTGGAAAAAAGAGGAGTTAGAGTCTGTAAAGGCCTCTATTCCTGTAGCTAAATGGAACGCGCAGTATTTGCAGAACCCCACTGCTGAAGAGGGCGCGATTATTAAGAGGGAATGGTGGAATGTATGGGATAGCGATAGCCCCCCAGCTTGCTCCTACATCATACAGTCGTATGACACCGCATTCTCTCAGTCAGAGAGAGCTGACTTTTCTGCCATTACTACTTGGGGTATTTTTGACCCTGGCGATGGAGATGGGGAGGCCATTATACTCTTGGATGCCCAGCGAGGTAGATGGGATTTTCCAGAGCTCAAGGAGCAAGCGCTCGAGTTATATGATGAGTTCGACCCCGACATGGTTCTGGTTGAACAGAAAGCTTCCGGCACTCCTTTAACGCAGGAATTACGGCGCATGGGCATTCCTGTGACGCCGTTTACGCCGTCTCGTGGCGCCGATAAATTTACCCGCATGAATGCCTGTGCACCTGTGTTCGAATCTGGTATGGTGTATAGGCCTGATATGAACTTCGCTGAAGAAGTCGTTGAGGAATGTGCCGCCTTTCCTAACGGCGAGCATGATGACTTGGCGGATTCGATGACACAGGCTATACTAAGGTTCAGGCAGGGTGGGTTTATTGTTGCTCCCACTGATTATGATGAAGATGATTACAGAGAGTTTCGTAGGAAACGGGAGTATTACTAATGGCTGGATGTGGTTCAAAACCTAAGAAGATGGAAAAGGGCGGCCCTACCGCTCCCATCATGTCTGATGAAGTAAAAGAGATTCGCAAGAGAAAGCGCAAAGAGCGCAATGCTAGTACAGAGCAAACTGAAATGCCTTCAAAGAAAATGCGCGAAGCTATGGCTAAAGGCTATAAAAATGGCGGCTGTGTGATGTCTGGGCGCGGCGGTAAATTCAAGGGGATTTCGTAATGGGTAAAGAAACTACAACTCAGCGAGTGGGTCAGCTTGCAATGAATAAGCGGGCTCCCCATGTGAAAATAGGCGGAAAGCATAAAGGAATTCGTTTTACCGTGGACAAAGACGGTAATGTTGTTCGTCACTACAAAGACGGCGGCGCTGTCTGTCGTGGCATGGGCGCTGCAATGGGTGGCGGCAAATTTGTAGGAGTTAAGTAAGATGCCTAAGAATCAATATTTAACAGCTATGGAAAAGGCCCTTTTGCAGATTGATAACCCTCAGACCAGAGCCCGCGCCCGTAAGGCCGAGTTAGCTCGCAAACGCGCTGGATTAAAGGTTGCTCAAGATGTAGAAGATATCAAGGCTGGCCGCAGAAACCCGATTATCGAGATTTTTGAAAATATGGCTGGCAAGTATGAAGATGGTGGCGAGGCTAAGAACAAGCCCGGCTCTACTTTTAAGCCTATGGATATGGGTGGCGACATTCTTAATTCATACCTTGAGGGCATTGGCAACAGCAAGGATACCACTGTTAAGGGCGGTGCCAGAAAGCCGAAGCCGAAGAAAATGGCAAAAGGTGGTCATGTTTCTCCTCGTAAGGCGCAGGGCATGATGTATGGCGGCCAGGTTCGAAAGAAGAAGTAATGGAAAAGATTGACGGCCTTACACTGAAGCAGATTATGGTAAAGGGGACGACACAGGGTGTGTCTAGCCTTACCAATGCTCAGTACGATGCGTTCAACAAGGGCAACGCAAACATTAAGGCTGGTGTTCCAAACTTCAGCAAGAAGCCTCGTAAGTACGCTTCTGGCGGCGCGGTTCGTGGTTATGGTGCCGCGACCTCTGGCACAAATTTTAAGGGGATTTTCTAATGATTAGACAAGCTCCAAAGGCTGTGCGGAAAAGCAAAGGACCCAAATTACGTTATGAAGGTGGTAAGTTAGGGGACGCTCCTGACGCTGACGCTTTATTCTTGCAGCTAAGGCGTTTGCAGAGCGGTGATAATACGCTTTATCTTGACCCAGATGCTGAGGCAATAGAAAAAAGCCTTCGCGGCAAAAGGGTTGAGAAAATGAAAAATGGTGGCGCTGTGCTTTCTGGGCGTGGCGGTAAGTTTAAGGGGATTTTCTGATGTCTGTTATCCGCATTGAAATCGACATGAATAGCATTGAGGACATGATTCCCGGCTACGGCGATGGGGATGATGACAACTTCGTGTGCCCTGTTGCTACGCAGGATGAGAATATAAACGAAGAAAATAAACAGGCTGCTGTGGACGAGTATTCTTATGGACCAACAACTGCGACTTGGGAAAACAAGAACGCTCGTTGCGGTACTTGCCAATACTTTAATCTTCAGTCGTCTATGTTGAATTGTATCTCTGAGGGATTAGGCTTGGAGGAAGGTGTGGGCTATTGTGATAAGTTGCACTTTGCTTGCTCTATGGAGAAGATTTGCAATATGTGGGAACTAGGCGTTCCTAAAACAGATGGTGATTTAGAGGACTATCCTTCTGACATGGGCAACCAGAGGGATATTCTATAATGAGGTTGGGACGGATATTTGTAGACAAGGGCAATGCCCTTCGTCCTTGTCCTGGCGCGAGTTTTACCTCCAATCCACGCGCCGCATTGTCCGTTCCAACGCTTTTAAAGGGGTAAGAGATGGCTATTGAAAAGGGTATCGGTTCTGGTGGTGATAACATCATCCCTATGAACCCAGAAGAGCAAATCGACATTGTTGAAATGGCAGCAGAGCCAGGTCAAATAACAATGGATGATGGCTCTGTTCTATTGGGTGATATCTCAGAAGAAATGATGATGACTGAGGTGCCAATAGAAATTCCTTTCGATGCCAACTTGGCAGACTACATGGATGAGTCTGATGCCACCGCGATTGCTTCTGACTTGGTAGGCGATATCGAAGATGATATGAGCTCTCGTCAAGATTGGGAAGATACTTACAAGAATGGTATTGAGCTTCTTGGCATGAAGTACGAAGAGCGCTCTCAGCCGTTTGAAGGTGCCTCTGGCGTTGTGCATCCTTTGCTTGCTGAGTCTGTTACTCAGTTCCAAGCGCAGGCTTATCGTGAGTTATTGCCCGCTGGCGGTCCCGTCCGCACACAAATTATTGGTGATGAGAATAGAGATGTTTTGGCGCAAGCTGAGCGCGTCAAGAATTACATGAATTACCAGATTACTTACGAGATGGAAGAGTATGACCCTGAGTTAGACCAGATGCTGTTCTATCTTCCGCTAATAGGCAGTACCTTTAAGAAGGTTTACTTTGACCCGTTGTTACAAAGAGCGGTGTCCAAGTTTGTGCACGCTGAAGATTTAGTCGTTCCCTATTCAGCCACAGACTTGGCATCCGCCAATCGCATTACGCACATCGTAAAGATGAACAAGAATGAGGTTCGCAAGCTTCAGCTTACAGGTTTCTATTCTGACATTGATTTGCCAGGCGATGGTTATTCCGAAGAAGATTACTCAGAAGTCCAAGAGACTATTGATGACGTTCAGGGCATTTCTCCTACTGGAGACAATGAGGACATTACGTTGTACGAAGTGCATACAAACTTAGACCTTCCTGGGTTTGAAGATTTGGATGCAGAGAACGAAGAAACAGGCTTACAGCTTCCTTACATTGTTACTATCTGCGAGAAAAACGGTAAGGTCTTGTCAATTCGCCGTAACTATGAGCAGACTGACCCGCTTCGCCGCGCCAAGCCTTATTTTGTTCATTACAAGTTTCTTCCCGGTCTTGGCTTCTATGGCTTTGGTCTAACACATATGATTGGCGGCTTATCGCAAGCAGCCACAAGCCTTTTGAGACAGCTTATTGATGCTGGTACGCTGTCCAACCTTCCGGCAGGATTTAAAGCGCGTGGTGCTCGTATTCGTGACGAAGATGAGCCACTAAATCCCGGTGAATTCCGAGATATTGATGTTGCTGGCATGGATATTCGTCAGTCACTGATGACCCTGCCATTTAAAGAGCCCTCACAGACGCTGTACTCGCTTCTGGGTACGCTTGTTGACTCAGGACGTAGGTTTGCGTCTATGGCCGATATGAAGGTGGCTGAGATGGGCGGAGAGACGCCTGTAGGCACCACTATGGCTATTATGGAGCGCGGCACAAAAGTCATGTCCGCCATTCATAAGCGTTTGCACTATTCTCAGAAGGTTGAGTTTAAGCTACTGGCCAATGTTTTCGGCAAGTTTATGGCGCCTATGTATCCGTATGCAGTTCCTGGCGCTCCTCCAGAAATCAAGACGACAGACTTTGATGACCGCATTGATGTCTTGCCAGTTTCAGACCCGAACATTTTCTCTATGTCTCAGCGCATTGCTTTGGCACAGACAGAATTGCAGTTGGTTCAGTCTAATCCTGAAATCCATGGAAATGAGCGCGGCCTATATCAAGCGTACAGAAAAATGTATGAAGCGTTAGGAGTTACCAATGTTGATTCCATACTCCCTCCACCACCTCAGCCACAACCTACTAATCCGGCTAAGGAGAATCAAGAGGCTATGCGAGGCAAGTCTTTACAGGCTTTCCCAACACAGAATCATCAGGCGCATATCGAAGCGCACCTCGCTATTATTGCAACACCTGTGGCACAGGCTAACGCAGCTATAGTGATGACCTTGCAGGGTCATATTCAAGAACATCTTGGATTTATGGCTGAGCAGATGGCTCAAGAAGAAGTTACTTCAGGCCTAACTCAAGAACAAATGATGCAGTTGCAGGCCTCTCCAGAAGGCATGCAAGCATTGCAAGACGACATTGCTTCTCGTGCTGCTGAGCTTGTTGGAGAGCTAACAGAGCAATATGCACAGGCGGTGGCCCCACCACAACAGCAAGACCCTCTAGTGGCCATTCGCCAGCAGGAGCTTGCTTTACGCGGCGCTGACATACAGCGCAGAGCTAAAGAGGCTGAAGATAGAGCCCAGCTTGACCGCGAAAAGGAAATGAATGACCAGATGGAAGCTTCGGCCCGCATTAGCATTCAAAAAGAAGCTCTGGACGAAAAAACCAGAGTTGCAGAGGAGCGCATTCAAACTCAGCGCGATATTGCAGCGTTAAACAACATGTCAAAGGGGCAATAAATGTCAGCAAGTTCACTAAACCGCAAAGTTGCAGAGATAGAAAAAGCCAAGAAAGTGGAGCGTAGAAATGCCGCTATTAAAAGGTACGAGTCAGAAAACGATATCGTCAAACATATCGAAGTTGAGGAGCGAGGGGTACCCGCAGAGACAATCAGTAGCGATAGCCCTGAACCAATCAAAGCCGAAGCCCCAAAGGCAAAGCCCAAAAAAGCAGCCAAAAAAGCCAGTAGCGCTAAAAAAGGGTGGAGTAGTAAAAGGGTTCTCTCCGATAGCTAGGCCACAAAGATTTCAAGGTGTTTTCTAATGAGCGCGGAAGAAGTGGCCCGTAAAATGCTGGAATTACGCATCCTGCCACGATTTATGATGTTTTGCATGACAGGTGTTTACATTAGATGTATTGAATGGGCGTTGTCTCAGCCAGATTTATCTACACAGCAGAGTGCGTTGATAAGCGTAGTTACTGGTGCAATGACAGGTTCATTGGCAGTATGGCTAAATTCAGAGAAGTAAATGGCGGCAAAGCTAAGTGAGAACACTGAGGTAGCACTACCGTTACGCAACATTATTAGTATGGTTGCGGCGGCTAGTCTAGCAACGTGGGCTTACTTTGGTTTGATTGAAAGACTAAACACACTAGAAACTAACCAGACAATGATGCAGTCTGACTTGGAACAGAACACAGAGTTTCGCATCAAATGGCCTCGCGGCGAGATGGGTAGCTTGCCCGCAGATAGCGAACAGTTCATGCTGATAGAACACATCGCCACTGAGCTAGAGAAGTTGCAAACAGAGATTGAAGAAGGTCGCGCGCCGTATGACCAGCAGCAGAAACTTACATTAGAGTTTTACGAGAAGCGTATTAGTGGCCTAGAGGAAAATTTAGAGAAGTTGCGGAACGGTAGCCATGATTGAACTTACTTTTGTTTTATTGTTGGTTATAGGCGGTGAAAGGGCAGAATACACGCCGTACACTTCCTTGTCTGAATGCCTATCTACTAGACGTAAAATAGAAAGAAATATAGGGCGTTATCAAAACGACTTTAACAAGCGATGGACTTGTAAAGAGATGACGGTTAAAATGCAAGACGGGGCTATATTAGAAATAATTAAGTAGTTGGAGGGTTTGTTTGGAGTAGAAAATGGACCCAGCATCCGCCATAGCCATAGCAACAGCAAGCTTTTCCGCCCTTAAAAAGGGCTTTTCTATTTCCAAAGATGTCTACGCTATGGCTGGGGACATCGGCAAGTTTATGGACGCTATAGACTCCATAAAAAGCAATCACAAAGAACAAAAGAAAAAGTACGGCAGTGTTGGAGAGGAGGCTCTTCAGACATTTGTTGCCAATAGAAAAGCTCAAGACATGGAGAATGAGCTTAGAAACTTTCTGATTGCAACTTACGGTCTTAATGCCTGGCAGGACGTTCTCAAGATACAAGCTCAGATAAGAAAAGAAAGGTTAGCCATGCGAGAAGAGAGGCGGCGCCAAATAAAACAGGCTATAGAAATATCTTTCATAGCTCTTGTAGCCATAATAGGTTTACTTGCTGTATATTTATTTGCTATGTACTTAAAAGGGTAGGAGGTTCACATGCTACAAGCTTTGATAGGCCCAGCCACTGAAATAATTGGTAAATTTGTCGAGGACAAAGACCAAAAGAACAAGTTGGCGCATGAAATCGCCACTATGGCAGAAAAACATGCTCAAGAGCTGGCAAAAGGCCAAATGGCTATTAACGCTGAAGAGGCAAAACACCGAAACATCTTTGTAGCTGGCTGGAGGCCGTTTATTGGCTGGACCTGTGGCGTTGCATTATTCGCGCATTTTATTTTATTTCCGTCAGCCGATGTGATTGCCGCGTATCTTGGATATGATGCAGTTTCTTACCCTGCCTTTGATATGGACAGCTTAATGACTATATTATTAGGAATGTTAGGGCTAGGGGGTATGCGGTCTTTTGAAAAGTATAAAAAACTTACGAAGTAATCCGCGCCTGGAGGGGTCATGGACGTAATAGCACTTTCCGAACATTTGTTAAAGAACATCCGACAGCAGAAGGATGACTATGCAACTATGCTGTCGAATGGTGCGGTAGAGAATATGGAAAACTACCGCTTTATAGTGGGTCAAATACGCGGTCTGACTTATTGTGAAGATGAAATTAGGGCCGCGATGAAAGGTGTCATTGAAGATGGCTAAGAAACTATTCGTACCTGATAGGGTTACGGCAAATATGAAGTCTGACGCGCCGCAGACGCAAATCCCAAAGGCGGTAGAAAAAGCTCTTCCACAAGACGAAGAGAACAAAAACACACAGAACCCATCTGAAATGGACGGCTCTGCTTTAGAGAGGTTGCCACAGCCAGTGGGCTATCGACTTCTTGTAATCCCATATTACCCACCAGCAAAGACGAAGGGCGGAATCTACATTCCTGATGCAACTCGTGACAGAGAAGCATTTGCTACTGTTGCTGCGTATGTCGTTAAAGTGGGCCCAGACGCATACAAAGACAAGGATAAGTTTCCTTCAGGCGAGTGGTGTGGTGAAAAATCATGGGTACTTATGGGCAGATATGCTGGAAATAGGTTCAAAGTGGACGGTCTTGAGGTAAGGCTCATAAATGACGATAACATTATCGCCACTATACTTGACCCATCAGATATCTCATATGTATAAATATATTGGAGGCATATTATGAGTATTGAAGAAATGCAAGAAGCAGAAGAAACTCTAACATTTGATGTTGATGAATCGGATGATTTGTCCTCTGCAAAGTCAGAAGATAAACCCGAACAATTGTTAGATGTTTCTAATGACTCAGGGGCATCAGACGATGGCGCCTCTGATGATGATTTGGAAAACTACAGCGGTAATGTGCAGAAGCGCATTAACCAATTAACTGCAAAGCGAAAGCAGGCTATTGAAGAAGCGCAAGCCGCCTATCAATACGCTCAGCAAATGGCTCAAGAAAATGAGCATATTAAACAGCAGTTATCCCAGCAGCAGCAGGGTTATATTAACGAATATGGCACCCGTGTAGAATCTCAGCATGAACAGGCCAAAAGACTTCTAAAAGAAGCTCGTGATATTGGCGACATCGACAAAGAGATGGAGGCTCAGGACCTTCTTGCTCGCTTAGCTATTGAAAGAGAGCGTGTGCGGGTTCAAAAGACCCGTCAAGAGCAAGTTACAGAGCAGCCAGTTCAACAGGCACAGCAAGCGGCTCCACAGAGGGCGCAAGCTCAACCGTTGGACCAGAAGCTGGTTAGCTGGATGGAAAAGAATGATAGCTGGTTTAACAAGGATATGGTGATGACAAGTGGTGCAAAGGCCATTCACGATACTCTTGTTGGGGCCGAGGGCTTTGACCCAACCAGTGATGATTATTATGCGGAAATTGATAAGCGTATGCGTAAAGAGTTTCCTCACAAGTTTCAGTCGCAGCGGCAAAACGCCCAAGCTGTTGCGCCTGCGTCCTCTGGACGGTCTGTAAAATCAGGGCGGAAAAAGACGGTGGAATTATCCCCAGGACAAGTGGCTTTCGCCAAGAAGATGAATATTCCTCTTGAGCGGTATGCAAGAGAAGTCGCTAAACTAGACTCAAGGAGTTCATAATGGTAGACCGCACAAGCCGGGATTCGCAAACCCGTGAAAAAACAGCGAGAGTAGATGCTTGGCGCCCACCATCAACCCTTGAAGCACCAGAGGCCCCTGTGGGCTTTAAACACCGCTGGATTCGTGAGTCCGTAATGGAATACGATGACCGCAACAACGTCCATAAGCGCCGCCGTGAAGGTTGGGAGCTTGTACGGGCGGAAGATTACCCTGATTTTGATGCACCTGTCATTGATGAAGGAAAGAACGCTGGCGTAATCGGCGTAGGTGGTTTGGTTCTTGCCAGAATACCTGAAGAGATTGTGGAACAGCGTGATGCACATTACCGTAGTGTCACAGAAAATCAAATGGAAGCTGTAGATAGAGACTGGATGCGTGAGTCCAATGCGGCCATGCCCAAGCTAAATCCGCAGCGTTCAAGTCAAGTAACTTTTGGCTCAAGAGGCCAAAAATAAACTCGTAAGGAGAGTTCAAAATGGCAAATAAAGATGCTGCCTTTGGTCTGCGCCCAGCGCGGATGATGAACGGCTCAGCCTTTATGAACCAACAGAACCGCTATCGTATCGCTTCTGGCGCTACAACTGCAATTTTCCAAGGCGACCTAGTGGAAACACTGACTGCCGGAACAATTGGGGTTAAAGCCGCAGGCGAAACCGATGCTGCTCTGGGTGTGTTCAACGGCTGTCGTTACACTGACCCAACCACGAAAAAGGAAACTTTTTCAAACTTCTACCCTGGCTCAATTGCTGCTTCTGACATTGAAGCATTCGTAATTGACGCACCAGACGTAGTTTATGAAATCCAGGCTGACGCTGCAATGCCAGTAACAGACCTGTTCGGTAACTTTGACATTGTTGTTGGCACAGGCGACACAAATTCAGGGCTTTCACGCACTGAAATTGGTGTTTCAACTGGTGCGACCACTGCAACACTGCCTCTGAAAGCGATTGATATTTCGCAAGACCCAGAGAACAGTGACACTGGCTCAGCTAACACAAACGTCATGGTTGTTATCAATAATCATTTGCTGTCTGCTGGCACAGTTGGCTTGGCATAAGGGGACTAGATAATGGCTATTTCAAGAGCACAGCTAGTTAAAGAACTAGAGCCAGGCCTGAACGCCCTGTTCGGCATGGAATATGACCGCTATGACGCGGAACACGCTGAAATTTACGACACCGAATCATCAGACCGTGCGTTTGAAGAGGAAGTAATGCTCGTAGGTTTTGGAAACGCCCAAACCAAACAAGAAGGTGCAGGCGTATCTTTCGACAGCGCTTCAGAAGCATACACAGCACGTTACAGCCATGAGACTATCTCATTGGCATTCGCGCTGACTGAAGAAGCAATGGAAGATAACCTGTATGACCGTCTTGGTGCACGTTACACACGCGCACTGGCACGTTCAATGGCACACACCAAGCAAGTTAAAGCTGCCGCAACGCTGAACAATGCGTTTGACAGCAGCTTCGCTGGTGGCGATGGCAAAGAGCTTTGTGCAACTGACCACCCGCTTGCTGGTGGTGGCACATTCCGCAACGAGCCATCAACTGCTGCTGACCTCAACGAAACTTCACTTGAGAATGCTCTGATTGACATCTCAACTTTCGTTGACGAGCGTAACTTGATTATCGCCCTGCGCGGTACCAAGCTTATCGTTCCACCACAGCTTCAGTTTGTTGCTGACCGTCTGCTGGAATCTACACTGCGTGTAGGTACCGCCGACAACGATGTGAACGCCATTCGCAACATGGGTATGCTGCCAGAGGGTTACACTGTTAACCACTTCTTGACAGACCCAGATGCGTTCTTCATCAAGACAGACGCTCCAAACGGCTTCAAGCACTTTGAGCGTACTCCAATGACCACAGGCATGGAAGCTGACTTCGACTCAGGTAACATGCGGTTTAAAGCTCGTGAGCGTTATAGCTTCGGTTATTCTGACCCACGCGCAGTGTTCGGTTCACCGGGCGCCTAAAGAACCCCTCCCTTGTTTTCGTACTTGGGACGTAAGGGCGGCTTCACAGCCGCCCTTTTTTATTATATACTTAGCTATCCCTGACAGTCGCATGGTGCGGCTGACACTAGCCACGACAGGAGATAATCATGGCTCGCACAACTTTTTCAGGTCCAGTTAAGTCAAACACTGCTTTCTGGGCAAACCCAATCCTTTTTGCAGACCTACCTACTGCCTCAGCAGACAACGAAGGGTACATTTATTATGTATCAAATGCGTTGAAAGCTTCTGAGACAGCAACAAACGGTACAGGCAACATTGTGTTTTCTGACGGTTCTAACTGGATTCGCGTAGACACAGGCGCAACCGCCGCTGCTTAATAGGAGGCTATTATGGCTGGTCCAGTAAAAGCCTTTAATTTCGACCAAGGCGATACCGCCGCTGTAGTCGGCGCCGCACGTTCTCGTGTCCGTCAGGTCGTTATATATGCCGCTGCTGCGGGTGCATTGACTATAAAAAATGGTTCAGCTTCTGGTGAGGTTTTGCTTCAGCAAAGCTTTGGCATTGGGAACCATGTTATGAATATTCCTGATGATGGCATTATTGCCACGGAAGGATGTTTTGTAGCAGCTTTGTCAGGCACAAACAACAAACTAACAATCTTCCTGTCATAGGAGACTGTTATGCCCCACGAGATACGCTCTATAACCCAGGTTGGTACATCTGAACCATTTGAGTTACAGGTGTCTCGTGGGCAAATTACTTTACATTACAACCTTCATAAGTTTGGTTTTAATTCTCTTGTTCAGAACGTAGAGGAAACCATTTGGGATGTGGGCGGTATATATGCCTACCCATCTTCTGCTGTAAAGATGACAGCGACTAGCACAGATGGCGCTAATGATGAAGATGTGCAAGTAACCATTCAAGGCCTTGATGCAGATTATAATGAGCTGTCTGAAACGGTGACGCTTGATGGTTCAGGAACAGCAGAGACAAATAGTTTCTTCTTGCGTGTAAACAGAGCGTTTATTGCTGGCTCACAAGAGCCTTCAGGTACCATCAACATTACTAACGCCTCCACTACATACGCACGCATAACTTTGGGCGAGAATCAAAGTTTAATGGCTATATGGACTGTACCCGCTGGTTATACCGCGTATATGTTCCAAAACAATACAACTTGTTACACTGAGCAAAACAATAAGTTCGGCATCACAAAGCTTGTCACGAGAGAGCCTGGCGGCGTATTCAGAACACAAGACAAACATACTGTTGTTTTGAGTCAAAATGTTGTTGATTACCTAATTCCTAAGTCTATCCCAGAAAAAACTGATATTGAAATGAGAGCTATTGCCAGTAGCTCAAACGCGAACCTACAGGTTTCCGCAAGCTTTGATATCGTGTACATTAAGAATGAGGTAGGTGTATAATGGCACGCAAAAAAGAAAAGCCCATTCGCAAGACCACTGGTAAGGGCGGTAATTACCGCAAGACCAAAGCTGGCGCGGGTATGACAAAGAAGGGCGTTGCAGCTTATCGCAAAGCAAATCCTGGCTCAAAGTTAAAGACCGCCGTAACGGGTAAGGTTAAAAAAGGTTCGGCTGCTGCAAAGCGCCGCAAATCATTCTGCGCTCGTAGCGCTGGTCAAATGAAGAAGTTTCCGAAGGCGGCCAAAAATCCTAACAGCCGTCTGAGACAAGCGAGGCGGAGATGGAAGTGCTAGTTAAAATATTAATAGCTGTAATAGGCTTTTTCACAGCATTGTCAGTGCCATTTATTGGCTGGGTTGGGATTAGCATTGTTGATATGAAGGTTGACTTGGCGGAAACGCATGCGAAGGTTGATGCAAATTATCAAATGATTAGACCCATATGGGAAAAATTTATTTCGGAGAAAAGTGTTGCCAATTTCACGCTCGCAGATGTCCCAGCAAATCAGCAAGCCGGGGAGTAAGAAGATGCCAAAAGATGCTTGTTATAAAAAAGTAAAAGCGCGTTACCGCGTGTTTCCTAGCGCGTATGCAAGCGGCGCCATTGCAAAGTGCCGTAAAGTTGGCGCAAAAAATTGGGGAAACAAATCTAAAGCGAAGAAAATGCGCGGCGGCGGTGCCGTTATGAGAGACAAGCCAACATCTATGTATTAATGGGTCGAATATGGCGGTTAGAAAAACAAAAGCTGGAGCTAGTCTCAAGCGGTGGTTCAAAGAGGACTGGAAGGATGTCCGCACGGGGAAGGCGTGTGGCCGTAGCAAAGGTGAAAAACGGGGTACTCCATATTGTCGCCCCTCTAAAAGAGTCTCTTCTAAAACCCCCAAAACATCCAAAGAGATGACTGCTGCCGAAAAACGTAGTAGGATATCACAAAAGAAGCGTATAGGTCAGCCAGCAGGGAAGCCGCGCCGTGTAAAGTCTCTAAAGAGAAAGAAAAAGTAAATGGCAGTATCAGGCTCTACAAATTTTGAACTAGATGTATCTGACTACATTGAAGAAGCTTTTGAGCGTTGTGGGCTGGAAGTTAAGACAGGTTATGACCTAAAGACCGCTAAGCGCTCTATGAACCTTATGTTTGCTGAGTGGGCAAACAGAGGGCTTAATCAATGGACAATTGTTCAGCGAACTCAGGCTTTAACCACTGGTACATCTTCTTATTCTCTAGACAATGATGTTATTGATGTTCTTTCGATGGTTGTGCGCCGCAGCGGCACAGACATTAGTATAGAGAAAATAAGCCGTGATGAGTTTTTAAATATCCCGAACAAAAGTACGGAAGGGCGCCCAAGCCAATTTTTTATTGATAGACAGGTAACGCCTGTTCTTAAAGTGTGGCCTGCGCCTGAGAATAGCACAGATGTATTAATTTACGATTGTTTGACACGGTTGGATGATGCCGACACGTTTACCAATACTGTTGATGTTCCATTCAGGTTCTATCCGTGTCTTGCGGCTGGATTGGCCTACTACCTCGCTATTAAGCGTGCGCCAGACCGTATTCAATTGCTAAAGTCTGTATATGAGGAAGAGTTTGATAGGGCTCTGTCAGAGGACAGAGACAGAGCTTCCTTCAATGTGGCGCCTAACCTTAGATACTATAGGGTCTGATAAATGGCAAAATATGCTGCTGGTAAATACGCTTACGGCATATCAGACCGTTCTGGCTTTCGCTATCGCTTAAAGGATATGCGAAGAGAGTGGACGGGATTTCTGGTTGGCAAGGACGAGTGGGAGCCAAAGCACCCACAGCTAGAGCCTAAAAGGCATCCTACGGATGCGGAGGCCTTGCGCGACCCCAGGCCAGACACAAACAATATAATGTCTGCTACAATTACTTTTCCTACGTTTGATTTAACAACATTAAAATATATACCTACAGTGAAGGCTACATCTTCTGTAGGAACCGTAACGCTTCTTGGGGTGGTGGAGACAGTCAACCCGACAGGAGTTTCTGCTACCTCTGCTGCTGGCTCTGTAACCATCTCAACAACAAGTGTGGTTATAGCTCAGACTTTCGCTGTGACTGTAGCTTCGTATCTGGGAGCTAATAAGTATTATATTGATAGCGTCAGGCAGGATACAGTTAATTTAAATGAAGGAAGCACATATAGGTTTGACCAGTCTGACAGTAGCAACTCAGGTCATCCGCTCAGACTATCAACAACCTCTGATGGCACGCATGGCGGCGGTACCGAGTACCTTACAGGAGTTGTAAAGGTAGGCATACCAGGTTCTCCTGGTGCCTATACACAGATAACAGTAGCCACAGGGGCGCCAACACTGTACTATTACTGCCAGGTACATAGCGGTATGGGCGGGCAGGCGAATACACCATGACTTACAATCTAACGCAGTTGAAGCAAGCTATTCAGGATTATACTGAAAACAGCGAAACTACTTTTGTTAACAATTTAGATAACATTATTCGCAATGCTGAAGAGCGCATTCTAAAGCTTGTGGATTTGGATTACTTTAGAAAAAACGCCACTGCAAATATGGCTACAGGAAACAAGTACCTGAGCGTTCCGGGAGATTACCTTTCCAGCTTTTCATTTGCTTTTACAGATTCTAATGGCGATACGCAGTTTTTATTGCAAAAAGATGTCAATTTTCTGCAAGAGTACGCGCCGGACTCGTCTGTGACAGGTGTGCCTAAGTATTATGCTCAATTTGATATTGATAATTTTATTATGGCGCCTACGCCAGACAGCAGCTATGTTGTAGAAATACATTATTTTTACAGGCCAAACTCAATAACAGGCTCCGCGCAAACTTCTTGGTTTGGCGATAACGCTCCAGATGTTTTGTTATACGCAAGTCTTGTTGAAGCTTATACCTTTATGAAGGGCGAGGCAGACATGCTTCAATTGTACGAGTCAAGATTTGCTGAGTGCATCTCAAGACTTAAAAACTATGGGGAAGGCCTAGAGAACACTGATGCGTATAGAGAGGGTCTTGTTCGCATACGCAAAACTTAGGCACTTAGCTTGGAGGGGCAATGCAATCAACATCTATATCTAAACACTCTTTTAAAACGCGAGCCTCAATATTCCATGACAGTCTTGGTCAGGAACATTGTGACCTGGTTCTTTCTGCGTATAGTGAGTCCCAAAAAATAGATAACACGGGACCAAAAAGAGACAATCTTTTAAACACGGAAAGAACTGGCTGGGACATCCATAAAAATCCTTTAGCTAATAGCGTTTGGAAGGAAGTCTCTTATAGATTTTCTCAGTTGTTCCATGATGATATGTTTCACCCAGGTTTAGAGTTCGTAGAGTTAAATGTCTTTGAGTCATGGATTGGGGTTTCTCAAGAAAATGCTGTCGTAGAGCCACATCATCACGGCGCCTGTCCTTTTTCTTGGTCTTTTGTATTTTACGCTAAAATACCAAACCTACACTCTTCTTTAAACTTTGTGGATTTTAGCTATGACCATTTAAAAATAAAGGTTAGAGAAGGGGACGTTTTATGGTTCCCTTCTAATATTGGTCATTATTCTAATGACACTGCTCCAGGAAGAACTGTATTTTCAGGAAACTTTTCTGTATCAATGAATATGAAGGGAAATTAGATGTTAGATGCAAGCTTAGAGGGTAAAGAAATAGCTATTGTCGCGCTGGGGGGGAGTTTTTCTGACTTTGTTTATGCGCGTATGAATTCACAGCATTTTGATGAAATATGGGGAATCAACTGCATTGGCGGCATATTTCACGTTGACCGCACATTTATGATGGACCCAGCGGCGCGTTTTCTTGATGATGTTAAAGCTGGCACCCAAACGGGCATCGCTGAAGAGTTTTTGTTAAAAACCCCTAGCAAGGGGCCTATATATTCTTGTTGCCTTGATGATAGGGTTCCTGAGATTATTGAATACCCTTTAGAAGAAGTTATAACCGCAACTAAATTTAGTTACTTCAACAATACAGTTGCATACGCAGTGGCCTTTGCAGTCGCTCAAAATGTTAGCAAAATATATATGTATGGTGTTGATTTTAGCTACAGGCAAAACCTTCATTTCGCGGAAGCTGGTAGGTCATGCGTAGAGTTTTGGTGCGCTATGGCCCTAGCCAATGGTATTTCCATACAAGTGGCGCCGCATTCTGGGCTTCTTGATACTAATGTTCCTGAAGATGAAAAGATATATGGGTATCATCGCCTTGATGACCCCCTTGTTCAGAGGGTAACTGATGGGGAATTAATCATATCTAAAAAGTCAAAAATGTCTGAGTTTGAAAGTGAAAATGGTTTGTCATCACCAGAGCCTTTGGATGGCAGAGAGCCTGTTCTTATTGGCAGGCATGATGTTAAGGGTGTTACATACCATGATTGAGGTGGATTTATTCCCTGTTAAGTGTTTCTTACTGGAGGTTTCCTCGCCGCAAGAAATCCTTAACGAATGTCTTGAGAAGAAAGAGTCTATAAAAGATGTGGATTTTTCAAACAACTTAACTTGGCATAAAAATCATTTTACTGATTACTCAAGCCCCGTGAAAATATTTTCGTTTGAAAATCAAATCAAAGAGGCGCTAACTTCCTTTCACAAAAAAACAGGTCTAACAGTTTCTTTGATAGAATATTGGACAGCTTTTTATGGAGAGGGCGCCGTGCATGAACCACATGTCCATAATATAAGTATTTTTGATAGTATAAATTACTCTGGGGTTTTGTATTTAACGGGACAGGGTGGGACATCTTTTTTTTGTAATCATGGGCTTAGTAAAGAAACAACAGCTACCACAGACGGAAAGCCTGGAAGTGCGTTTTTGTTTCCCGCAGCTTTGCCTCATACTTTCAGTAAAGAAGGTGAAGGGGAGAGAGTTGTAATGTCGTTTAATTTAAATATACATGGGTCAATATAATGATTAGTTTTCCAACAGAAATACAAGTAGCCAAAGTAAATGTGATGACTTCTGATGAAGGTGGTCACAGCACCGAACAAATTGTTGAGCTAGCTATGGACAGGATACTAAAAGTTTCTGAAACCGCCCCGCCAGCGATTAAAGAACAGGCCGAAGCCTTCCAAAACAACATACGTCAGGTGCTCTATGATTACATGGAGTTGGCAAGGCGCGAGGAGCGTGGTACAATCGCTCAGAGAATGGCTAAATCCGGCCATAATGAAATAGCTGACCTTGTAAGGAGAATTTAATGGCTATCACTCAGGCAATGTGTACCTCGTTTAAGACACAGCTTCTTACAGGAACACACGATTTTACAAATGGTTCTGGCGGCACGTTTAAGTTAGCTTTGTACGCAATTAGCGGTGGCGGTAAGTCGTCAACAACAGCTACTTTGGGCGCGTCTACAACTGCATTCAGCACAACTGGTGAGGTTGCTTCATCTGGCTCATACGCAACTGGCGGCGGCACGTTAACAAATGTCACCCCTAGTGCAGATGGTACAACCGCAATCACTGACTTTAATGATGTTAGCTTCACAACAGCTACAATTACTGCTCGCGGTGCGTTGATTTACAATTCGTCTGCCACAAATGCAGCGGTTGCAGCTTTGGACTTTGGTGGCGATAAGACATCAACAGCCGGAACTTTTACAATTCAGTTTCCAACTGCTGACGCTTCTAACGCGATTATCCGTATCGCCTAACGGAGCCAATCATGGCAAATGTTACTGGTTGGGGTAGAGGCACATGGGGCGAAGGGGCCTGGAATGAAGAAATTCCAGTCCTTGTCACAGGCCTATCTTCAACCAGTGGCCTTGGTTCTGTTGGCATAACGGCTGGCGCCCTTGTTGCAGAAGATTCTGTGTCAGGAGCATCAGCCGTTGGAGATGTCAGCAGCGATACATTCCAAGTTGTTAGGCCATCTGCTACAACAGGCACAGGCGAAGTCACCGCGCCTTCTATTCTGGGTGATGCAAGCTTCTCAATTACTGGTGTAGCTGGCACATCTGCCGTTGGTACGGTTGATGCTCAATCTGTCGCTGAAGTTACGGGTGTTTCTGCCACAGGCGGCACAGGAACAATAACCATGACAGGCACTGCTAATGTGGCGCCTGCGGGTGTAGAAGATACAGGGCAAATTGGCACACCGTTTATTTTCCTGGAGCAAAAAATAACCGCTCCGTCATTCCTCGCCACTGCCGAAATTGGCGATGCTTCTATAAAGGGTATTGCAAATATATTTGCAACAGGGATTTCCTCAAGTGCTGATGTTGGCTCTGTGGTACCTTTTGCTGGCTCAGATGTAAATGTTACTGGAGAGGCGGGGACGACATCACTTGGCACAGTGACTCCATTTGCGGGCGCTACACCAAAGCCGTCTGGCGTGTCGGCTATTGGGGCCAATACTTTTGTAGTTACAATAACTGGCGATGCGAACATCACACCAACTGGTGTTGTGGGCTCTATAGACACCTCATCTCCAAATGTATGGAGCCAAATAACTCCAAACACCTCGCAAACATGGAGCGAGGTTGCGGCTTAACGCAAAAAACAGTATATTAGTTTAGTCACTGCAAAGGTTTTATGAAATGGCTAGTACATACACAAATATAGGTATTGAGAAGCCAGGTACAGGCGAACAGGCTGGTACTTGGGGAACAACCACTAATACAAACTTTGATATCATTGACCGCCTCGGCGCCGTGGGTGACATTACTTTATCTGGCACGACACACACACTGACCGCGACAGACGGCTCAGCATCTGAGGCTCAGTACACTCTTCTGAACTTGGGTGGCACTCCTTCAGGCACCAACACTATTACCATTTCACCAAATGACCTCAAGAAGTTTTATGTTGTATATAACGGGTCAGGGCAGACCGCGACATTTACACAAGGCTCTGGTGCAAGCGTCAGTGTTGCTAACGGCGCGTCTAAGATTATCTTCTGTGACGGCGCGGGTGCTGGTGCGGCTGTAACAGATGCAACGAGCGTTCTTTCTGTTCCAACAGACTTGGTAAACGATACGACTCCGCAGTTGGGCGGCAATTTAGATGTTAACGGCAACGAGATTACTTCTGCATCTAGCGGGAACGTGGTCGTAAACCCTGACGGAACAGGCACAATTGAGCTTGAGGCCGCGACAAACATCACTGGAAATTTTGGAGTTACAGGGGTTTCTACTTTCACAGGAAATATTGTTCCTGAAGCAGACGGCACCAGAGACATTGGCACCACGACTGTTCGTTTTGCTAACGTGTTCGCGGACAACTTCACATCTGGTGATATGATTTTGGACAACACCGACAGACCGTTTACAAACAGCATTGATGGCACACAAGGTCGCTGGCGTATTCAGGAGGGCTCAGACAGCTTGTTTATTATTAACGAGGTTTCTGGAGATAAATACAGGTTTGTTTTAGAAAAGGTTTGATTTAGCTGGAGGGGCAAAGATGAATAACGTGAACATAGACCACTATATTGGTGTCTACGACAATGTTTTTGACGAAGAGTATTGCAACAGGGTTATAGACAGATTTGAGTCTATTAACAAAACAGGAGCTTTTTCTTCCGATGGCACGGAACAGTTTAAAGAAGGTTCTTTGGGAAGGCGAGACACAAGTGTTTTTTTTGAGCGAAATGCTCAAGACGTTAGTAATGAAATTCAACAAGCAGTAATGTCTTGTTTCGAGGAGTACAAGAAAACATATGTGGGGTTAAACGACATTCCTCTGGTGTCTTGGTGCTGTAAGGTTCAAAGAACGGGGCACTCTGGTGGGTACCATGTTTGGCATAACGAACATGGTGGGGATATAGGAGCAATGCGGAGAGCCGCAGTTTGGATTTTGTATTTAACAAGTCACGAAGGTTCTGGCGAGACAGAGTTTTTACAACAAGGAGTTAGGGTAGAGCCTAGAGCGGGTAGAGTAGTAATATGGCCCGCAAGCTTTACTCACCCTCACAGAGGCAATCCTGTTTACAACGAAACAAAGTATATTGCCACAGGTTGGTTTGAACATTATTATGATATTGTAAAGGCGTAGGTGAATAAAATGGCTCAGTATGCAATTATAGAAAACGGTGTTTGCTTAAACACTGTTGTTTGTGACCCAGATTCGGCGGATGCGGGATGGATTTTGCTTACTGACAACAATTCTGGTTTTGCGGGCCCTGGCGCCACTTACGACTCTTCTACGGATACTTTCACCGCAGCTGTGGTGTCTTACACCGCAGAAGAGTTAACAGAGATGTCCAAAGAGGCTCTTATGAGTAGTGACTGGACGCAACTACCTGACGTTGGTTTAACTGCCGATAGCGTTATAAATTGGCGTACATACAGGGCTACGCTTAGAGAAATAAAAGATGGCGATAAGGGTTGGTCTGATTGGCCTGAACAGCCTGAAAAGGAGTATGTGTAATGGCTTATATTATTGGAAATACAACAGTTATCGACAATAATGCTGCGTTGGGCGCTGTTGACGGCAATTCTGTTAATCTTGCGAACAACAACAATATTCCAGCAGGCGGAGCGTCTACAGGATTTTTCTCAAGCACTACAAACCAAGCTGTGGTTGGGAGTAGCCTAGCGTTTATTATAGGCAGTGGCGGTGGGGGCGGTGGGGCTCGAAACACTCAAAACTTTCAGTCATACGCACCAGCAGGCGGGTCTGGCAGAACGGGTATAGCCGTAGCTGATGTATCTGCTGGAGGGAACGCTACTTACAATGTAGGCGCAGGCGGCAATGCGGGTCCAGCAAGCTACAATAATTCTGGCGGCACTGGTGGAACTAGCGGTATTTCTCATACGCAGACATTCAACTTTCCGGGAGGAAACGGGGGGGCTTGGTCGGGCAATCCTCAATCGACTGGTAGTACACCAGCACCCGGCTTTGCGGGCCCCGGATTATCTAATACTGGCACCAACTCAAACGTAATATATGACGGGTACGGTGCAGGCGGCAACGGCGGTAGATACTACGGTCAAAACAATCCCGGACAAAGTGGGTTTTTGTTTACCATTGGATAATGAAAAGCTCTCTTAAATCCCCAAAAATCGACCACCAGTTTGACAGCATTGGATGGGTGAAACAGCTTGAAATGAACCAAGCTGACGCCCTTAATTTTCTTGCGCCAACTTTTAATTGGTTAGAAGGCAACGTAAATAATTGGGTTAAAAGCGGTATTTTTGAAGAGGAAAATTCTCAGAAAGACCCTTTTAGAAATGGCGAAGATTATGTTGCTAATTGGGAAGAGGCATTTCTTTTCCACGGGTTTACAAATGGAGAGTATTCTTTTTTAACCACACAAATAATGCACCATATCGACAGGTACGGTTTTGTATCTACAGCAACCTATCACTGGCCTGAGAAGAGAAATCCTAAGTACGGTAACAATGAAATAATTGTTCGGCTACAGTACAAAGGGCAAGAGTGCATTACGGACGTAGATAAAAAGGGCGATAAGATTATTCTGGGCGCCACAGAGCCTAGAAGTTATTTGCCCGATGAAGTTGTTAGACTTTTTGATATGGAGTTTGGCACCGCGTAGAATTGTTAGGAGGGGCGCATGACAATTACCTTTACAGTACCCGATGAGGTTTTAAAAAAATCCTTTCACGAGTTTGTATCTCCCGTTATGAAAGATAAACCGCTCTGGCTTTCTTATTTGCCTCCTCGAAGAAGCGTTAGGTCGTGCCCTGCTTTTACATGGTTGTTCAAAGATTCTCTACTTGTTCGACTCCCTTGTGATTTGATGATGTTTAAAGAGGGTTCAAATTTCCGCATAGATTCAATGAACCCAACGGTTATGAATGTTCATAGTCACGAGTTAAGCGAGCAGCTCTCAAAAGAACATTCAAAAGAGTTTGTAAACATAAAAATATCTCCCTCTATAAGCTTTAAATCAAAACGGCCTATAAAAGCTGTTCAAATGACCTCTTTTAATTACACTCCAGACTACGAAAACTTGTTTCGTAGTACAGAGGGAGTTTTTCCTTTTATAAAAGAATCCAGTCAATTTAACATAAACACTTTTTTTAAGTTATCAGAGCTTGAAAAAATATCTCGCGGCGCCCATGAAGAGGAAAGTGTTTTATTGCCCGCAGGCACCCCCTTATGCTTGCTGTATTTCCCTGAAGGAATTCCCAAGTACACTGTAAAAGTTGGAGATATAAAGAAAAACGATGTTTTTTATAACTACAGAAACTTTAAAAGCGGTATAGCCAGAATATATTACGAGGCATTTAAAAATGACAAATAGAGGAATTTATGTAGAGGAAAACTTTTTAAACAAAGATGAATGTACGCAGATAATTCAAAATTGCAGGGAGAGTTTGTCTCCCGGAACGGTTGGAGCTTCAAGCAGTGTAAATGAGGAGCTTAGAAGAAGTAATGTTATGATGATAACAAACTCTCTTCAAGAGGCTGACCTATTCCATAAAATAAACAAAAAAATCTGGGAAGTTAATCAAAAATACTTTTTATATGATGTTAGAAAGTTAAACTTTCTTCAGTTTACAGAATACAGTGAAAAGTATTCAGGAAAGTATGATGTTCATGTTGACCTTTGGAATGGAGTAGATTCTGCGGGCGCTGAGTGTTCTCGAAAATTAAGTCTTACAATTCAACTTTCAGAGCCTTCTGACTATGAAGGAGGTGAGCTTTGTTTCCCCGACAATGATATGTACAATTCTGAGTCCGTAAAGGGGCGCGGCACACTTGTTGTGTTCAGCAGCTTTGAGCCTCACGGTGTTACACCAGTAACAAGGGGCGATAGGTATAGCCTGGTTGGATGGGCTTTGGGGCCACACTGGAGATAGACACGCGCTGGTCTATCGAAGTAAAATAGTATAATATGGGGGGCATAGGCATTATGGATAAAAAAATATGGCTCTTACGAAATTACAATTTAGACCAGGTATTAATCGAGAGTTTACATCATATGCTAACGAAGGTGGTTGGTCTGATGGGGACAAGATTAGGTTTCACCTTGGTTTTCCTGAAAAAATTGGCGGTTGGCAGAAATACTCCAGCGCTGCATATTTAGGAACAGCGCGGCGTCTACACAATTGGGTAGCGTTAGATGGCTCTGATTACATGGGTCTGGGAACAAACTTAAAATACTATATTGAAGAAGGCGGCGCGTACAACGACATCACCCCAATACGCTCAACCACTTCTGCTGGTGACGTTACGTTTGCCGCCACAAACGGCTCTAGCACAATAACAGTAACAGATTCCAATCATGGCGCCGTTACAGGCGACTTCGTTACTTTTTCTGGCGCTGTTTCTTTAGGCGGCGACATTACCGCTGTCGTTCTTAATATTGAGCACGAACTTACAGTAATTGATGCGAACACATACACAATAGATGTGTCCCCTTTTACAGCAAATGCCTCCGATACAGGAAACGGCGGCTCCTCCACTGTGGGTGAATATCAAATAAACACAGGCTTAAACTCTGCGGTTGGTGGTACTGGTTGGAGTGCTGGGCTGTATGGCGGCACAACTTCAGGGGCGCTGACTGCCCAGCTTAACGGCTCCATAACAAACTCTGACACAACAATAACGCTAACCTCCACTACTGGATTTCCTACCAGCGGTACTATTGCTGTAGATAGTGAGTTAATCGACTATACAGGCGTTTCTGGTAGCGACCTTACCGGGTGTACTAGAGGCGTGCGCGGTACAACTGCTGACTCTCACACAAGCGGTGAAACTGTACGTCTGGCTATTGGAAATACGAACTCATCAGACGATTTCTTCGGCTGGGGGCAGGCGGCTTCAGGCGGTGTTACTACACAAACTGAGCTGCGTTTATGGTCCCATGATAACTTTGGCGAAGATTTGTTAATAAATCCAATTGATAGCGGCATTTACTATTGGGACAAAACAAATACTTTATCTAGCCGCGCTGTGGATATAACGTCCTTGTCCGGCGCCAATAAGGCTCCAACAATAGCAAAGCAAATACTTGTCTCTGACCTAGATAGACATGTTATTGCCTTCGCCTGCGACCCGGAAGCTGGCGGCGCACAGGACAATTTGCTTGTTAGGTTCTCTTCTCAGGAGTCCTTAACAGATTGGGAAACACGCAGCGACAATACCGCTGGTAGTCTGCGTCTTGGTTCTGGCAGTACATTTGTTCAGGCTATTGAAACAAAGCGTGAAGTATTGATTTGGACAGACAAATCACTGCACTCCATGCGGTTTGTCGGTCCTCCATTCACCTTTGGGATACAGCAACTAGCCACTAATATCACAATTATGGGCCCGGAGGCGGCAATATCCACAGAGGACTTTGTGTTCTGGATGGGTAATGACAACTTCTATGTGTACGCAGGGCAAACAACACAGCTCCCATGTACTGTTCGTGACTATGTTTTCTTGGACTTTAATTTTGAGCAAAAAAACAAGGTTGTGTGCGGCGTTAACTCGCAGTGGGGTGAGGTAATCTGGTACTACCCGTCTGCCAGCAGCCAAGAAAACGACAGATATGTAATTTATAATTATCTTGATAAAGTTTGGTACTATGGAAACCTATCAAGAACAGCTTGGAAAGACAGAGGAATACGTCAGTACCCGATAGCGGCTGGCGAAAATGGCGGCTCAAGCTATTTGTATAACCATGAAATTGGTGTCGATGATGACGGCTCTCCTATGGACTCTTTCATTGAGTCCTCTCAAATGGATATGGGTGACGGTGACAACTTTGTTCTTACTCGCCGATTAATACCTGACCTGAAATTTGATGGCTCTAGCGCATCTAATCCTGTTGTAGATTTTACGCTGCAAACCCGAACATATCCTGGAGCCAGCTATAATCAGACAGAAACAGGAGCCGTCACTAGAACAGCAACAACGCCTGTAGAACAGTGGACAAATGAGCTGGACATGCGGCTGCGTGGGCGCTCTTTCTCGATGAAGATAGAGTCTGATGATATAGGCGTTAGATGGAAGCTTGGCGTTCCACGAGTAGACTTACGGCCTGACGGGAGGAGATAATGGCGAATTCTCAGTCTGTAGCGCCGAGGCTGCCAAACGCCCCGAACAATTATGACGTTACTTTCATGTCAGATTTGATAAAATCTTTAGAGCTGTTTATAGCTCAGGAAAGAAATCCTGGTGAAGAGCGGTCTACAAAGGTAACTTTTACTGATTTACCCACTTCTGACACAGGGTTAGAGGCAGGGGCATTGTATAGAATCGGGAATGATGTTAAAATTTCCCTAGCAGACGTAGCGGTTCCTGACAGTTTGTCAGCGACAGCATCAATAGGCTCGGTAGTAGTGAGTATATCATAATGAATTTAGGCAAACTTATTAGAAAAGCGGCACCCATAGCATTGGGCGCCTTTGCGCCTGGTATTGGAGCCGCCATAGCCCCAGGTTTAACCCCTTTCATGCAAAGCGCCATTGCTTCTGGTGGTTTAGGCCTGTTGATGGGGCAAAAGCCTAAAGAGGCTTTGCTAAGCGGCGTTTTGGGCGGTGTTGCGTCTGGCATAGGCGGGCAGGCTAAAGTTCCTGTTAGCGGATATGATGACGCCGCAATGTTGGCTGCTCAGCAGGCGGCGCCCACTGGAAGAACAGTTGCAGAGCTGGCAAAAAGCGGAAAGATTGCCTCTACATCAGGAGGTGCTGGCTTTGGAGGGTTCTCTGGAGCGGCAAAAGCGGCAGAAGCAAAAACAATGTCTGGCGACTTGTTAAAGTCCTTAAACTTTGCGGGTGAAGGTGAAGGCAGTTTGCTGTTTAAGCTTCTTAACAGTCAAATGGGAGAAGGATTGGCCGCTGGCCTTTTGGCGCAGGCTCTTGCCGCAGAAGAAGAAGAAGCGCAGTCGCAATTTGAGTCCCGCCCGTTTGGTGCCTCATATGAAGGTCAGCAGTTAGCTGGGGGCCAGTTAGGTGGAATTAACTACGCTGATGGCGGGGAGGCTTACTTTCCGCGCCGTAATGGCGGTATAGACCCCTCTGAAGGGTCTGGTAAAAAAGATGATGTGCCTGCCATGCTTATGGCTGGTGAGTTCGTAATGACTCGTGATGCTGTAAAAGGCATGGGGGATGGCGACTTGCGTAAGGGTATAGGCCGCATGTACGATGTGATGGATAATCTTGAGAGGATGGCATAATGGCTACTCAAACCGTAGAACAGGTACAACGCCTTGCGCCCTACTTGGAGAGCCTTGAAAAGCGCGTTTTAGATACTGCTTTCGGAACCTTTAGTGGCGGCCAGCAAACAGCTCCCGGTCTTTTAGACAAGCCAATAAACCTTCCTCAGTATCAAGTCGCTGGCCTTGACCCTCTCCAGCAGCAAGCAGCCCAGCTAGGACAGGCTCAAGTAGGAACCTATCAGCCAGCGTTGCAGCAAGGCCTGGGCGCCGCGCAAGCAGGCATTGGTGCTTTAGGGCAAGGCGTTGCTATGCTTGACCCCTCTCAGGGCATTTCACAGTTTATGAACCCATACCAGAGCGCGGTTATTGACGAAATCAACCGTCAGGCAGCTATGGGAGCTCAAAAGGTAAAGTCTGGCGCGTATGGTGCCGGAGCATTCGGTGGCTCACGCGAGGGCGTGCAGTTGGCTGAAGGTGAGCGTGCTCGACTTGGCAAGGTCGGTGAGTTTTTGTCAAAGGGCTTTGATACAGCAGTACAATCATCTCAAAGAGCCGGACAATTGCTCGGTGGTCTTGGTCAAGCGTTTGGCGGTGTTGGGGCGCAGACAGCAGACATTGGCCGCGTAGGCTCAGAGCTAGGTCGCGCTGATGTTGGTTCACTGTCTCAGCTTGGCCAGATTGGTCAGCAGCAGTCGCAGGCACAGCTTGACGCCACTCGTCAGAATCTAATGCAGCAGGCGCAAGAGCCTTTCACTCGTTTAGAGCTTGGCTCCTCATTGCTAAAAGGAACGCCTTCAGGCAGCCTGTCATCTGTATTCAAGTCTACAACCACACCGCAGGCAAACCCATTCTTGCAAGGTGTTGGGGCTTACACAGCCCTATCTGGCGCTGGTGCCACCGCAAAATAAGGAGCTTTAGATGGCAGTTCAAGGCGTAAAAGGCTCAGGCATTGGTCAGGTTACAGACACTCAAATAGAGCAAATGATACGCGATAGATACCAGCGCCCTATTGGCGGCATGGTTTCTGAGCGAGCGGGGCGCGTCACTGAAGGCGCTTTGCCAACGGCTGAAGAATTGTTCGGAAAGCTCCCTGGAAGAGAGTATGATACAAAAGGCGGGGCCATTCTTGGTGCTCTTACTGATTTTCCTGCGGCTGGTCAGGCTCTTTATGATTATGGCATTCGTCCTGCCTTAGAAATTCCTCGCATGGCGTATAGCGCTGCTGGAGAGTTGGGCGGTGGTCTTGGAGAGATTTTGGCTCAACCAACAGAGCGTGCGATGCAAGAAATTGTAGAGGATGAGCTTCCGGGCGCTCGCGCTAAAATTGATTCTGATTTATCTTCTATTGCTGAAAGAATTAGAGGCGAGTCGGCTGGCGCAAGTATTTCCAAGAGCCTTTCTGACATTTCTAAAGATTTGGCGACCACAACCAAAGACGAGAGCCTGGATGACGAGTTAACTACCGTCCCTGACGCAAACATACCAAGCATGTCACCAGAAGAGGTGGCTGCAATGGAAGCGGACGAAAATGCTGGCGTTGGTTCGGCTCTTACTGAAACTTCTGAAACAACGACTGACCAGCCCGCAGGCGACCAGCAGGCTGATAAAACTGACAACCCCTTTGAGGCAATTCTAAAGCAGGCAATGGACAACGTAGCGTCTGTTCGTGGCGAAGAACCGAAGATGAATCTTGAAGATTATAAGCAAGAGTTTGCCGATGCCACTGGCGTAGATATCAGCGGCAAGGTTGACAAGTCGCAGGCTTTGATGGCGCTTGGCCTGTCTCT